AGGACTCGGTCGATAAATACGGTCAATTCCGCGCTGAAGGCGTCGAGTTTACCGGCAAGGTCAAACAGGATATGGCGGTCAGGACACGCAATATATTCGAGGACCGGCTGTGCAGGATCGCAACCTGCCAGAAGGCGCGCGACGACTATCACGCGGTCAAAAAGACCACGACGGCGGCGGGCAATATACGCTTCGACGCCGACCGCACGGACCTCGGCCATGCCGACCGGTTCTGGGCAAAGAGCCTGGCGTTTTTAGCCAGCGACGCGGGAATTGTCAAACCTGAAATTATTTGTATTTCGGCTTAAATCATGGATGACGTAATTGCAAACAGTCAAAAGGACCTGGCGGTTCCGCTGAGCCAGTTCGATTATGAATGGGACCATGGTTTGGATATCACCGGCCATACGCCCGAGCGGCCTCAAAAGCCGTTTAGCCAGGTGGAGTGGGTCTATATCTGTATCAACAGGATCCTCGATACCTGCAGCGGGATCCAGATGGTGATCTCAACTTCCGACGATCATGTTGTCGAGTCGGGTCCGGTGTATGATTTTCTGTTTCGTAATCCGGATATGCCCCTGGATGACTTTTTAACGCAGACTTTGGGATATTTAGCTTTGTTCAAAGAGGCGTACTGGGTTGTTCTCGGCCAGGAGGGCATTCGCCCGACGAAGATATTGGTTGCCGGGCCGGATCAGCTCAAGCCTGTAATCCGTCGCGGGCAGCTTACAGGTTACGATCTGCGAGTGGCCGGCGGTGAACGCATCCCGCTGTTTATCGAAGATGTGCATCCGCTGTTGGGATTCAATCCGGACAGCCCGTATCGCGGCGTCGGGCCGCTGACGGCTGGGAAGCTGTCTATATCGTCATCTTACCAGGCGACCCTATTTAACGAGGCATCCTTAGCCAACGGGGCAAGGATATCGACGCTCTTAAGTTATCCGGCGGGGACCAGGCTTGAGGACGATGAAAAGCGATTCTTGATCGCTCAATTCGAGGCCCGACACAAAGGCGCCCGCAATGCGGGAAAGACTTTTTTGGCGACTGGAGGTGTTGACGTAAAGACGTTGAGCCAGTCGATGGCCGACCTGCAGATGATCGAGCTTCGCAAGTTCGACGCCGGCACGATCTGCGCACTGTTCGGTGTGCCGGGCGAGATCGTCGGGTTAAATGCCGAAGCGCAATACGCACACGGCCCGGCCTCTCAAAGGTTCATTACTAATACGATTGCACCGATGCTGGCTTTTGTCGGTCGACATCTCACAACGGGCATTTTGGGGCGGTTCAGGTTTAAGAGCCATAAGAGCAAGAGTGTGCCGTACAGCAGGGCGAAAGTATTTTCTTTCTCCCGGATGCCGCTGAAGGCCAGGCCGACTTACCGCACTGCGAAGGTCAAGGCCGCGCAGTCAGGGCAGGGCCTGTTTGCGTGGTTTGCCGTCGACGATCATCCGGCGGTCCAGGAGATGCTCAGGGACCGGGCTGAGAAAATGATCAAGTACGTCGAGAAGGGTGTGCCGTTAAACCAGGTTATCGACGCCGGCGATCTGCCGTTTGAGCATGTCGACTGGGGCGATGACTGGTGGATTTCGCTTAGCCTGGTGCCTGCGGCGTGGCAACTGCAGGCGGGGCCGGAATCGATCATCGATGAGCCGCTGCCGGAAGGTGGCGACGAGGAGCCTGAAGAAGAAACCGAAGCCGGCAAGGCCCTCGACGATCCCGACCGACAGAAGGCTACCGAACAACAGAAGCGTCGGATATGGACCGGGTACAAGGATTCGTGGCGGGGGATTGAGCAGGAGTTTAAGGGCGCCGTGCGAAAAAACTTCGTCCGCCAGGAGCGGGAATTGATAGAGAAGCTCACAAAGATGTTGGACGCCAAGCGGATTAGTGCTAAGGACAGCGCCGATGTCGTCGCACGCGTGATCTTCGATCTTAAAAAAGAAAAGGGCAAGCTCAAGGTAATCAATAAAGTGTTCTTTGGGAAGGCAGCCCGCTTGGGCGTAGCGCAATCGCTTAACGAATTGGAGGGCCTGACAGGCGAGCAGCTTGTCGACGCCGTAAAGCCCATCGAGAGGTCGGCGGTGATCCGGCGGGCATTGCAGGTCTCCAGCCGGAAGATCACTAAGGTTGCCGATACCGTGCAGCGGCAGATATCGTCGGGGCTTGCCGACGGGCTGAAAAAGGGAGAGGGACTCGGCGACCTGACCAAACGAGTGCGGGGTGTGATGAAGACGTCGCGGGCCAGGGCACAGTCGATTGCCAGGACTCAAGTATCGGGCGCCGTATCGACCGGGCGACATGCCGGGATGAAGGCGGCGGGGGTGGAACTCAAGGGCTGGCTGAGCAGTCGCGACGATAACGTCCGGTCGGCACACAGACAGGCCGAGGCCGATTATGGCGCCGGGATTGCACTGAATCAGCCGTTTATGGTCGGAGGGGATGCGCTGATGTATCCGGCTGATCCGAACGGCTCGGCGGCGATGATCATCAACTGCCGATGCCTGCAGATCGCGATCAGGGCCAGGGGCAAAAACTTAACGCTCGGTCATTACGAGCGGGTCAAATTTATCTCGCACCAGGACTGCGAGTCGATGTTTAAGGAGACTGAATAATGGTGTATGACGTAAAGGAAATGCGTCACGTTCACGCGTTCATCGTTAACGAAAAGGATGCGATCAACGAGGATGATCACAGCATCAACTTTATTGTCTCGACCGACGTTGTGGATCGCGACAATGAAGTGGTCATGGCCGATGCCGTGCACGAAGCGATCCACCGCAAGGATGAGTTCCACGCAAATCCCATCTGTCTGCCGTGCCATAAGCACCTGCTCGACAGCGGCATGCCGCCATGCGTTGGGCACTGGGACGTCGACACGGCAAAGCTGCTGAAGCATCGCGTAGAGATGCGGCTTCTCTATGATATGAAAAATGAAATCGGCAGTGCCTACTGGAACGCCTACCAGGGCCGCCACATGCGGGCTGTCTCTATCGGGTTCCGGATACAGGATGGACACGAGGAGGTCAGGGACGGCAAACGCATTTATATCATCACGAAGATCGAGCTTTACGAGGTGTCGTGTGTTGGAGTTGGGGCCAACCGGCAAGCCCTTGCTAAGCTCAAGGCCCTGGGCGGCTGGCATGAGGGCGGCCTGGGCGAGTGGATTGGCAATACCGGCAAGGATAACATTTCGGGAAACGTCAAGGAGTATTTTGACGAGCATTTCGCACAATTAAAAGACTATTTAACCGAACAAATCGACGAACTTAAAGACTTACTGATCACCGATCCCGACGGACTGGCGGCTGGCTTGATACTCGGCAAGCAATCCGAACCGTCCGGTCGCGGCGATGATAAGGCCGAGGCGTTAATGGAACGAATGGAATCTTTGTTGAAAAATATGGGAGGCTAATATGCCAAAACCAACGATAGAAGAACTGGAAGCACAGTTCGCCAAGACCGCCGACGGGATCGAGCTGGCGGTCAAGGACCTGCAGGAGAAGAAGGCCGGCACGCAGGAAGTGCTGGATCTGATCGACGAAAAAACCGCCGGCGACAAGGAACTGCTTACCAAGGCGCAGGCCGACGTCGAGGAACTCAACAGCGGGATCGGCGAGGTCAATGAGGCGATCAAGCAGATACAGTCCAAGCTCGGCCGCATTCGCCAGATGAGCGCGTCGGACCTGGCGGTCAACGGGCGGTACAAGGGCCTGTTTGCATCGCCGCAAGAGGCCAAGGCCTTTGCGCTGCTGGTCATGGCTGCAACTACGGCCGGCGACCAGAAATTCGCCAGCGTTCACGATTCGGCGAAAAAGTCGCTCGAGGAAATGGGGATCGACCCGTATCTGGTCGACGAGGCCGGGCGTAAGACGATGACCGGCGGATCGGCAACCGGCGGCGGGTCGCTGGTCACCAGCGAGCAGATACCGAGCATCATATACCTACTCGAGCGGTATGGCCGTTATCGCGCCAACGCACAGTTGATGCCGATGGGCGCCGGCCAGACGACACAGCCCAAGATCGACGGCCTGATGACGATGTATGTGCCCGGCGAGGGCGGTGAGATTACCAAGGGCGATCCGACAATAAAGCTTGTCTCGTTAACCCCCAAGACGCTGTGCGGCCTGACGGCCTACAGCCTGGAGTTGGAAGACGATTCACTGGTTATGCTGGGCGAGATGTTAGGCGGTCTGTTTGCACGGTCCATCGCATACTACGAGGACCGGTGCGGGTTCCTGGGCGACGGCACGAGCACGTATTTTGGGTTCACCGGTATTGCGGGCGCATTGCGGGCGGTCGATGCGACGATCGGCAATATCAAGAGCCTGGTGGTAGGCGCCGGCAACGCTTACAGCGAATTGACTCTGGCCAACTTTGAATCGGTCGCCGGTACGCTGCCGAACTTTGCCGACAGCGACGATACCGCCGGCGGGGTCGATAGCGCCAAGTGGTACGTGCACCGCTACTTCTACTGGACCGTGATGGTGAAGCTCGCTCTGGCGGCCGGATCCGGTACGGCCCAGGAGGTCCTGTTGGGGACGGCTGTCAGACAGAAGTCGTATCTGAGCTATCCCGTCGAGTTTACGCAGGTGATGCCCAAGGCTGAGGGCAACAGCCAGATATGCGCTTTGTTGGCGAACCTGCGTCAGGGTGCTTATCTCGGTACGCGAGGCGGCATCGAGGTCGCCCAGTCCGAGCACCGGTACTTCGACCAGGGCCTGATGGCCGTGCGGGTGCGATCCCGAATGGCGATCAATGTGCATGGAGTCGGCGATACGACTAACGCCGGTCCGATCTGCGGCCTGATTACGGCTGCAAGTTAATCGAGGATGATTGTGGCGGGCGGGCGTAAAGCCTGCCCGCCTTCCAAAGAGCAGGGACGAGAATATCGTTTGAAAACTGTTTACTAATTTCAGAAAGTGAGGTTTGAGCGTGAATTTAAGAAC